TACGCGCCATTCGTTGAATTACAACAGTTAGCAAAAGAAAAACGCACGCCCAAAGATGTCATCGATAAGATGATAGAATCCGTCGATAAATTTATTGATGAAACTAAAATTGATCCCGCAAAAGAATTGGCAAAACTTGGCGACAATGGCAAAGAACGATTAGAGTTAGTTGATAACTGGGCTAAAGCTAATTTATCCAAAGAATCATTTGAAGCTTTAGCAAATGGTCCACGCACAGCCGAATCAATTAAAGCGCTTGAAGAACTGAGAGGAAAGATGATGTCCAGTAATCCTACTATACCGAATGGCAATGGCACTGGAACCAGTCCAGTCGCCAGTCTTGAAGATATCAAAATGGAAATTAATACGAATCTGGCGAAGTATAAGTCTGACCCAAAGTATCGCGAAGATTTGCAGAATCGTTTAGCTATCGCGGCTAAGAACACCCCAGGCTTCGTTGACAAGGTAGGGTCTTAAACTGTTATAATCTTAAACAGTACCAATTGAAATATTGGACAACTTTATAGCATTGACCGCGAAAGCGACAATCTAATGTGCGTAAAGCCCAAAAAAAACAATGGTGAAAATTCATTTTCATTAAATTTTTTGGAGCTTACGCCATGTCTACTAGCTTAACAGCTGTCCAACAGATTGAGTTCGATGCCCTAGTTAAGGCCGAATATCAATCACTCGGTTTCTTATTGCGTGACACGATTCGTGTAAGACGCGATGTTATTGGTGCCACTGTTTCATTCCGCAAGGTTAACCAGATTCAAGCCGTACCGACTGGTTACTTACAAACAGTTGTTATTCAAGACCCAGGCTATACCCAATCTTCAGCAATCTTGCAGAAATATACTGCACCAACCGCAGTTGATAGCGTGCAAGAATTAACTGTTAACTTCGATGCAAAGATGGAAAATGCGATGTTAGTGGCTAACGCATTAGGCCGTCGCTCTGACCAGATCATTATCGATTCTTTGGCTGTTAATCCTGGCCAGACGATTGTGAATGGTGGCACGAACATGACTTATACGAAGTACACCCAAGCCATTCAGTTCTTCGATAATAATGCCGTACCATTACCAGAACGTTTTGCAGCAATGTCAGCAAGCAACTTCCAATCATTACTACAAGCCGATCAATTCGTTTCAACCTTCTATACTCAGAATAGAGTGTTAGATAAAGGGTTTGTACGTGATTATCTCGGTGTGAATATGATTATCATCCCGAATATGGCTGAAGGCGGTTTACCGTTTACAGTCCCAGGCGGCAACATTCGTAAGACTTTCTTCTGGCATAAGCAATCAACCGGTATGGGTATCGGTCATGACTTCCGCACAGAAATTAACTATTTGCCACGCGAAACCTCTTGGCTGGTAAATGGTATTTTCTCGGCTGGCGCAGTCACGATTGATAACCTTGGTATCATCGAAATTGATTGCTTGGAATCGTAATTATTACTAATGAATTGGAGTATAGAATATGTTTACACTTGCTAACTGGGGTTGCCAACAACCTTCTATGAATGCCGGACAGGAAACTGTTACGCCTTTCGGTGGTTCACCAACAGTCGAAAATACGATTAACGTTTTCACTTATAAAAGCCCGAATGATGCCGTCGCTACCATTGTTGCTGCTAACTACTTTTTGCCTCAATGGAAAAGTTTAAGCGTAGGCGACATTATCTGGGGTAGTGGTACCGATGCTTCATTTGCCGTTCAAGTCACTGCTGTCTCTGCAACTACGGTCACCGTTGTTAGCATGGGCTTAACCACCTCTATCGGCACTGCAAACATCGTTGATGATGCCGTAACTTACGCGAAGTTGCAGGATGCTGTAGCAGATAACGTACTGCTCGGTAATCCAGGTGGCGGCGCTGGCGCTGAATACGTCGAAGTCCCACTAGGCAATGGCCTTAGCTTTGCCGCAGGTTCATTACAATTACTGCCTTCCTACTTAAACGTTGTAGCCGTCAACATGACAGCCGCGCAATGGAATGGCATGGAAGCTGCACCGTTCCAATTATTAGCTGCTCCTGGTGCTGGCTTAATGAACGTCGTGGAACAAGTCATCATTGACCTGCAATTCGTTAGCGCGCAGTTTGCTAATGGTGGTGCTGTAGGTCTGCAATATGGTGCAACTCCTGCATTGGCTGGTCCTGCTGCTTCCTCTACCGAAGCTGCCGCTGATTTTAATGCTGCTGCTGCAAGCACAGTATTTCAATTAAGTGGTGGTTTAGGAACAGGCGCACCGGTTGCATCCGCTGCTAATGCGGCAATCACTATCAGTAACGATACCGCGCCATTTATTACTGGCGATTCAACGTTTACTGTATACGTTGCTTACCGTACTGTAGCTGTAAGTTAAGATTAAAGGACTGCCCTGATGGCATACAGTAAGACCAGCATTATAAGTTTAGCTGTCATGCTATTGGGGCACCGTCCCATTCAAACTTTAGACGATGCAGACGATCTAGTTATCGCAGCCGAGCAAGCATTTGATATTCTATTGCCAAGTGTTTTAGCAACAGGAAACTGGCGATTTTCAATGAAAATCGAACAGTTGGTATTAAGTACGCAAGTGCCACCCCCGCAAACAAATTGGCAGCAAATTTATTTATTACCCGCGGGTTATTTAAAAAATATCCGCATTATTCCACAAAATTATGTTTATGAAATTTACTCGAATTCACAGATATGGTGTAACTGGGGAACGCAATCACCTATCTTTATGGAGTTTGCCTATCTACCAGAAGTAGCTCAATTACCAGCGAGCTTTGTTAATTATTTCATTTATGAAATAGCCTGTTTCTTATGTTTATCAAGCGCCCAGAAGCCAGATTATTTCTCTGCCATGGTAGCCCAGAAAAATACTCAATGGGCAATTGCAGCCGCGGCTGATGCACAGAACAGACCTCAATTTATCGATTGGGAACTACCCGTTCTCACCAAACGAAACATCACAGGCATTATTGGCCCACAGATAGGTTAATCTCATGGCTTATCAATTATGGTCACAAGATATATTTTCTAAGGGCGAGTTATCGCCCTTTATGTATGCGCGCGCTACGGTCACCGAATACGGCAATGGATTGAAGACAGCGCAGAATGTATTTACTTATCCAACTGGTGCTGCCGGAAAAAGATTTGGTACTTTATTCCAATCCTTTTGCACACACGTTCAAGATGAAACAGCTGCCGATTTAGAAGCATGGCAGTATTTTGATGAATGTATTTATCAGCTTTTATTTACGCCTGGATTTATAGATATCTTTCTCGAAGGTGTTTTAATAGCTACTGTTACCACTACAATGACTGTCAATCAAATTCGTAAGATGATTACTACGATATTGAGTACAACATTTAGAGTAACCACGATTTTACAAGCACCATTCGATTTAAAAAGATCGGCTACAACGGCAGTTATTACAAGTATATCGCCAAATAGTATTGCTGCTTCCTCCGCACCATTTACTGTTAATACTATTGTCCCCGTGTCATTTACCGTCGTAGGTGGAACGATACTTCAAACAACACCGCAACTTTTAGAAGATGTCGTTTATTTTGCTGTACCTCAAAATACAACAACGGTTGTTTTGTTTGAAACAGCACAAGAAGCTAAGTTTTATTTTCAAACTGGCGATCTTACAGATGCAATCAAGATTAACAGTGCAGGTACAGGAACAACAACTATCCATATTCAGAATACATGGACATTTGCAAAAACTGTTTTTAAGAATTTACCGGTCTATGATTTCAACGGAACAACAACTTCATATGACACATTAACATTCACTCCTAGCGCGACAACTGGAGCCGCTGTCACAATTACTGTAAGCGGTGCTGGTTATGCACCATTAGATTCATCGTATGTTGGTGGTGCATTTATAGGCGCAGGCGGAACAAGTCGAATCACAGCCGTAGCAAGTCCAACATCATTTACAGTTGCCGTAGAAAATGCGTTTGATTCAACCAATCCAATTCAAGGTAGCTTAGTATTTTTAGCAGAACCGGCCTGGAGTGATAAGCGTGGATGGCCACAAGTATGTTCTAGCTATCAAAATAGAGCATGTTTTGCTAATACTCGACTTTTAGAGAATGGTTTTTGGGCTAGTGTTTCCAGTGATTATTCCGATTTCGGAGACTTAACCAATGATGATGATGATGCTATATCTTGGTTTCCTACTTCTAACGATATCAATTTCATTAGATTTATTGTGCCGTATCGTTCTCTTACTGTTCATACTAATAGTGGCATTTATTCAAGCCCCTTATCAGATGTGTCGGCGATTACTCCTAGCAATTTTACACTGCAATTGCAGGATTCAACTCCTGCCGATGTTTTATTACCACAGGCTATCGATAATCAGATTTTAGTTTTGTCGGGTAATGATGCTCATCAATTGCTTTGGGATGGTATTAATAATGCGTACGTATCAAATATCGTTTCCATTATCAGCGAACAACTAATTAATTCACCCGTGGATGAAACAGCATTTGCTGATTTGCATCGCGCCGGTAGTCGTTATGTATTTATTGTGAATGCCGATGGTTCAATGGCGGTATTCCAAACTTTGATCTCTGAAAGTGTAGCAGGATTCACGCCACAAATTTTAGAACAATCCTATGGAAATGCAGGATTCATACAAGTAGCTAGTGTAGCAAGTGGACGTGCTTGGTTTCTCAATCGTCGTGAAATAGCAACACTATCGGCAACCGTAAGTATTACAGGTTTTACGGCTGCGACTCCGACTGTGCCATCAACATTGCATGCAGTTAGTAGTAATCTACCGACCAATGTACCAACGGCAATTACATTTATTACAACTGGCACATTACCTGCGAGTTCACCACAAATAACAACCACTCAATATTATTGGGCAGTTGGCGTGACCAATGATGACTTTCAGGTTTTCCTATCACAAGATGATGCTTTGGCTGGCGTCAATCAAATTAGTTTTACCAGCGCAGGTACTTCATCAAGTGAAAAAACATGGCTTCCATCGGTCAATTTTACTTTAGAAGAATTAACAACCGATGTCTTTTTAGATTGCGCTGTATTTTATGATGGTACGCCCACTTCCACAGTAAATACTGGAACCTTATTTAATGCCCAAGATGTAAAAATGATTGGTGATGGTTTTGGCTTTAATGCTACTGGATTTAATAATCAAGTACAGTTTAATGCACATGGTGAATTACAACAGATATCAGAAGCCTACATCGGCTTCCCGATTAATACGATTATTGAACCGATGCCATTAACCATTGCTAGTGGTCCATCGGCTAAAGAAACAACCTTAACTAAACCAAAGCATATTCGTAGCGTCAGATTCATGTTTAACAATACCATTGGCGGAACAATCAACGGGATTCCTATTGCGCTTGAACCATTCAATATGGCGCATATTGGTGACCCACCATTTCCAGCTCGCGGATTTGTAGAGTTATCAGTCATGAAAGGCTGGGAAGATTTCAACAATCCAACATATACTATTGAGCATAACGAGCCTTTTAATATTGAATTATTAGGTGTGTTTTATTCAGTAGATATCTAAGGAGTTAACAAATGCCTTTTGCGCTTCTATTAGCGATGCAAGCTGCCGGTATGGTGACGGATTGGATTGGCGCCAAACAACAAGAAGAATTAAATAATCTCGGTATGAAAGTACAGCAAGCCGGTATCGAAGCTAATATCAACCAAACACGCCTTGAAACTGAAGATCAGAGTCTTCAGGAAATGATTAAGTTACGCAAAAACTTAGGCACTCAATTAGCTATCTTTGGTGCTAGAGGAACCAATCCTGGTCAAGGTAGCGCATTCAGTTTAATTAACGAATCAGTAGGTAATGTGAATGCTGATGAACGCATGCGTCGCATGAATGAATTAGCACAAGAAACATCATTGCGAGGCCAAGGTTTAGTATCACGATTAACTGGCGCCGCTGATAATTCTAAATTATGGCAAGGCTTTGCTTCACGTACATTAAATAGATTCCCCAGCACTGAAGCCGGTTGGTCGTCAGCCATCGCTAAAACCAAAAGCGCATTCGGATTAACTCAAGAGGCAGGTACATAATGGCAGACTTAGACTTTACTCATAATGTTTCTGAGGTGCCAGCTGGCGCTCGATTACCAGAAGCGAATCAACGTGAAGTCAGCGCTCAGGTTGTAGGCAATCCAGATATTCAATCACCGGTAACAAAGTATGCCGAAGATACCAATTGGTTATCCGCTATAGGTTCCAAGGTTGCTACAGACGCTTCCAATTCTATCGCCATGGAATTGGGTCAAGAGCGCGGTAAAAAACCTGAGGGTGAACTAGGGCCGTCTGTAACCGACTTTGATAAAGTCTACCAAGATGCGTATAAAACCCAAGCGCATGCCACCTTAGGATTACAAGCAGATCAGTTAATTACTGATTCGAATATTGCCTTAGCCAAAGAACCCAGAATTACACCGGAGTTAATCTCGAAAACTCACGCTTCAGTATCACAAGGTTTGGCAAAGATATTTAATCTCGCGCCCGCTGATATCAAGCCACAGTTAGAATATCAATATGGTAGCCAGCAATTAAGCCAAAGCGAACAATTAACCACACGCATGGTTAGCGAACAGCGTGAAGATTTAAAAAATAATAATGCTTATGCGAGTCAAGTTGGCGCTGAAAATGCCCATGCGTTTGAAGTGGCAGGTAATAGCAAAGCCGCTGATTTAGCGGTAGCAAATGTCATAAAGCAGAATAATGCTTTAGTAGCTGCAAAAATTATCACACCTGAAATGGCTAAAGTTAGCATTGATACGGCAAGACGATCTCAATTAGGTGGCCAGTATCAAAGACAAGTTGACCAAGCTAGAGCAAATGGTACACAAGCAGAATTTTTAAAATCATTAGATAAAAAACCATCTAATGTGAGTGATGCTGATTGGCCTCATGTAGTTCAGTCAACGTTAGAACACGTCAACATGATGGATAATCTTGACCAACAAGACGAGCAGATTAGATCGGCTAAAATGAACGTCAGTATTGCTCAACATGTTATGGATATTTCTAGCGAACAGATGTTGGATTATAAACAAAATGTTTCGCCATTAGAGTATCAAAAAACCCAATTACGCTATATTCAGGCTGTCAAAGCATTCAGGCAATCCGACGCTGATGCCATGACAATGGCTTCATCCTGGAATGACCCAGCTGCTTTTGCTCGCGCTAAACCTGAAGGTATTAATAAAGGTTTTGATTTGCTAACACAGAAATATATTTCAACCATGCAACAGCGTGGCATTACTGTTAGTCAAGACGAAGCAGAAGTACAGGTAGCCGCAATTGCTGGTGGTCCAGTAGATGTATTCAATAAAACACTTCAAAACAAATTACATAGCTCCAACCCAGCAATGATGGATTCAGCCGTTACTCAAATGGATGAGTTATATTCCATGAATGGCGAGAAAGCTTTATCTAAGCTAAATGATAGAGATAAAGCTATTTATACGCAGTACAAAGCATTACGTACTTCATTGCCGCCCGTAGAAGCTGCCAAAGTAGCTATAGAAAATTCTAATCAAGACCCTGATGTCAAAAAGATGAATCAGGAAAGATTTCTTAGTTTAGTTGATGACAACACTAGAGCGGCTAAAATATCACCGCAACAATTCGCATTAAATCAAGTTGGTTTGAAAGTAGATGATTTTTTAAATCCTGGCATGGCGCATGCTTATGGTAATGAAATCTATGAACAGTATAAATCCTATTATCAATTAATGAATGGCGATCAAAATAGTGCATTAACTATGCTAAAACAACATGTATCTGAAAACTATGGCGCTACAGGCGTGAATGGCGGCGAACATGTTACAAGTCATCCTCTCGAAAAAATATTAGGTTACGCTGGAAATAGTGATGTTGTTCCATTCATTCAACAAGACATACTAAATCAATTAGGCAAACGATTTGCGCCATTAAAAGAAGCCTATAATAAAAAGCAAGCCAACGAATATTGGGATATCGTTCCAAGTGAATTTAAAAATAATGCCACATTATATGGCCATAACTACGCACCTGTTCAAGTTATTCGTCATACACGACAAAGCGATTTAAGCGAGAAAACTGATAAGTATAATGTTGTCGTTACAGGTACAGCATTCAACTGGGATGTAGGTGTAGATTCTGGTTCAGGCGTAAGACCACTTTATAGTATTGCACCGTATCTAGGTTCGATTACTTATACACCCGATAAAAAAGCAATTGATGCCGCTTATACAAAACATACATTAAATACCAAGTTTGATATTAACGATCTGAGAAAATCTAAATCATTATCAGGATTCTAAAATGGAAAATAATGTAGTTGAAAATGGTGTCAGTGAAAGAGTCATCCCTTCAGCCGTGGGTGATGTCTATGCGCCTAGCACTAAAATTCCATTTGATATGAATTTCAATTTTAGTTCTGATATGCCGGTTCAGATTAATTCTAATAATCAAGGCTACGGTGTTTCTACCACTGAAACTGGCATTCAAGAAAAGCCTTCATTCATGCGTACAGCGGAAGCTGAAGCGTATGAGTTTAACAGTCCCGCAGAATTAGCCCATGCCGCTTATGGTGACTTTAAAAGAATAGACCCGTTACAAGATACACCACCGGCTGATTGGAAGCCTACGTCTGACCCAAGTTTATTCTATGGCGTTAGACCGCAATATATTAATGGCATGCTACAAGCACGTGGTCCCAAAGAATTACAGTTAATGCGTGATAATGCTTTGGCTGAACAAGATCATGATGATGCTCTAGCTAATGGTTCAATGTTTGCAAGATTGATTGGTGGATTGGCTGGTGCTGCCGCTGACCCTGTCAATCTCATCCCCATCGCCGGCTGGGTTAAATACGCAAAGTTTGCCCCAACAATGATTGAAAGCGCTGCACGCGCTTTGCCTGGCATTGCTACTACTTCCATCATTCAAAGTGGTGCAAGACAACTCGATAGAGTAAATGGAAATTTACAAGATTTCGTTATTGATTCTGGTGTGAATACAGCATTTGGAACAGTGCTATTTGGTGGGCTCGGCGCTGGTGCATTGGCTTTAGATCATATGGAATTGTGGAATTTGAAAGGGATTTCATCATTCACAGCTAAGGGTGGAGATTTTAAATTCAACCTTAACGATAAAGGCGAAGTAGAGGGTATACGTGCATTTGATGCGACAGGTGATTTAAGCGCGGCTGAAGTTTCATATGCACAGGATTTAGCAAATTCAGCATTTAGTAAATCAGGTGTATTTAAAATTCCCTATGTCGGCGCGGGAATATTAAATCTTAAAACGTTACCTTATGTTGGCTCACCATTACTTCAGATGCTTACTTCTACATCTAAAGTGATGAATGGTGTGGCTGATAGAGTTGCCGATCATTTCATCACCACCAAAGGCGTGGCTGAAGGTGGCACGGCACCAATCAAATTTGAATCTCTCATGAAGCGTACTTATGCGTCATTAAGATCATTGCATACACAAGTTAACGCGCTTCATCTTGTGAGAAATGGCTGGGATATAACGAATCGTCCAGTCGGTTCAATCGTTGAAATGGGTCAGGCTGCTTATAGCAAAACACTTAAAGCACTTGGTCAAGATATCGATAAGAATGGCTTTACTAGTCGAGATCAATTCCATGATGAGATACAATATGTTTTATATACGCAAGAACCTAGCGAACATGCCGCTGTAAACGCCGCTGCTTCTCTATATCGAAAGAAAATTGATGATACATATAAAGCCTATCGTCAAGCTTATAACTTGCCTGAAGATTGGTTACCGCCTAAAACAGCGACAGGTTATTTGATGCGTGTTTATGACACACCATATCTTAGTGTTAATAAAGGCCAATGGGTTACAGAAATTGGTGGTTGGCTTGCTAAAGCAGATCAAACCATTGCAGATCATATGCAGCCTATCAATGACCTAAAAGATCAAATTAAAACTCATGAAACTAATCATGCAGAATTAATCCGTCAATCTGAAGTACCTAATCCTTCAGCCGAACAAACTGCTTCAGAGAATGCTTTAAAAGAAAAGATCAAGCCATTACAAGAGCAACTTAATAAAGCTAATGCTAAGTTAAGGACAGCTAAAAAACCTGAAACTAAAGCAAAGCACGCAGCCAGTATTAATGATATTGAAGAACAGATGCGTCCTCATCAAGAAGCATTAACACAACTTCAAAGTGAAATGTATCCTGGCGATATCGCTGTCAAAGAATCTTCAGATAAGTTAGATCAAATGCGTAAGCAGTTACGTTATGAAACTGAATCATTGCAGAATCGTTTACGCATTGACCCAGATTTACAATTACATGTTGAAGATTGGAATGCACTATCAGCTAATGAAGCTAAAGAATTAGAAAGCATTAAAGCGCCATTAGAAAAAGCTAAGCAAGCCGTCGATGAACAGCAAAAAGTTGTGTCTGAATTAAAGACTATTCGCGCACGTAAGAAAACTGCTGCCAATAAAGCTAAGACAGTTGAAACAGCGCAGAAGCATGCTGAAGTGCAAGATGTGACTCAAGAACAAATTGATGCTGAAGAAGCCAAACTCAGCAAATTAAAGTTGGCGCATTCAGATGCAGAGTTTGATCTTTATACACGCGCGCGCAATGGTGAGATTAATCCTAGACTCTACAATACAAACACATTTGAATTTAAAGATGCGAATGACCGTTTGCGATTCCGCGATGTTTATCCACACCAACAAGCACGCGATGCACATGCTGAAGCTTACTGGAATACGATATTAAACCAGACGCCTGAAGATACTATCGCTCAGGTCATGGGTAAATTAACTGGTAATCAGAGCGAGAATCATATTAAGGCTAGAACCTTATTGTTGCCGGATGATGTGCTATATCGTAATAACTTCATGACTAAGGACTTGCCAGCTAAAGTCACGAATTATGTCACTTATCTATCACGTCGCACCGCACTCAAAAATGTTTTCAAAGATGTCACTCACGATGGTGGCTTTGAACCTATCCTAGAAAAACGCCTAGAAGAATTCCAGGCAATGCGCGCGCCTTTAGATGAACATAAAGCTGAATTGCAAAAACAGCCTTCTACACCTGAAAATGAAAAACTTATCGCCGCTATTGATAAACAAATTAAAGGCATGACCGCGCAATACAATGGTGATCTTTCCATGCTGAATAAGGTCTATCAGAAAATGATGGGCACCAGACAACGTACACAGGGTGAGCAAACTTTCCGAAGTCTTGTGATGTCTATTACAGCAATGACGAATCTACATATGCTACCCGCCACTCAGATTGCAGATTTGGGCAGCATTGGCTTGCAGCACGGCGTCTGGCCATTTGTGCGCGATGCAGTTTATCCCGTCATAGAGAGCCTTGGTGGCATTCTAAAGACGGCTGATAGCGAAGCACTACGTAAAACTGCACCTTCAGTAGATATGGCATTACAAGATGTATTAAATGCCTACAACGACAAAAATTTCGCTATGGAAGCGCAGCCATATATTAACCTTGGTCGCATTGTTCATGGCGTCGAAAAGCTTGCGCATTTCTCAGCTAACACTGACTTGACCACTTATATCGATAATGGTCTACAAAGATTATCCGGCTCAGTTATCCAATCAGAATTCATGCGCATACTACATGCCGCGGTCGATGGCACGATGACAGATAAAGAATCATTATACTTACGCAAGTATGGTATCGACCCCGAGAAATGGGGTGAGCGCATGGTGAATGCCTATAAAGAAGCTGCCGGTTATAAAACCAAACTTGGCGGCTATCAATCAAAATTTTGGGAATGGCAAGATCATGAAGCGGCCAATGCGTTTGGTGATGCCGTATTCAAAGGTATTCAGAATACTATCCTGACCAAAGGCATGCTAGATTCGCCATTCTGGGCTGACAATATGCTAGGGATGATTTTCCATACCTTTACTGGCTGGGGTTATGCTTCTATCAATCGCATGGTCGTACCAGCGCTACAACATCCTGATGCTGAAAAATTATTAGGTGTCATGCTATCCGTAGGCTTCGGCGCATTGGTCAGTCCTCTACGCCGCATTATTCGTGGCGAAAATCCTTACCCTGATAACTACACCGATAAACAAAAGGCATGGGAAGCCATTAACGATTCCAACGCTACCAGCGCCATTGCTAATGTCTTGTCATGGGCGAACCTAATTTCAGATGACAGATTGTTAGGTGATCTCAAGAATGACAAATACCGCGACAGAATGCGCTCAGGTGCACTCGGACCAGTTTGGGGTACCTCAAACCGCATGGCTGATATTATTTCAGCATTAAGCACAGGCGAAATGAACCAACAAGATGCCAAGCAGATGGCTAGAATGCTGCCTATCTTTGGTTCAGTTTGGGGTTATAATATGAGTCAAAAGTTGATCGATAATTTGGGATTACCGCCAACGCGCGCTGCAGCTAAGGCACAGAGTTCATAAGGAGTTAGTCATGTCACAGGTAGTAATCGGCGATATCCTGCCTTATACGCAAGCTACAGCCACTCTAGGGCAAGTATTATTCGGGACGAATTGGACAGCCAACTATGCGTCAGATGTTGTGGTTTATATTACTCCAGCTGGTGACGATGCTAATGATGTTACTCAAATACTAACTTATCCTGCCGACTTTTCAGTTTCATTTATCGGTTCAGAACAAGAAGTGCAAGTATTGTTAAGTGTCGGTGCTGGCGCTGGTGATAGAGTCACGATTACTCGTCAAACCCCTGCTGACCGTTTGAATCTTTACTCGAATACAAACTTCACCCCGAACATGTTAAATCAGGATTTCGGTATTCTGACTTTAGTTGATCAACAAGCTCAACTTGTCGATCAGCGTATTGCACCACGTTATAACTATTCAGAATTGATTGTTGATGTCGTCGATACCATTCTACCGAAACTTGGAGCCAATCAGTTCTGGGCTAAAAATGCAGGTAACACAGCCATTATTGCTGTAGATATCAGCACTATTTCTGGTGGTGGAACGATTACTCAAATCGATACCGGATTAGGTTTAACTGGTGGTCCGATTACCACTACTGGCACAATTTCATTTGCTACGATGCCAGCCAATACTTTCTGGGGAAATATAACCGGTTCGACTGCATTACCAACTGAAGTGCCAACAACCTATTTTCTAAAAGCTGCTAATAATCTTTCTGATTTAAGTAACGTTGCAACAGCCAGAATTAATCTTGGCTTAGAAATTGGCGTGAATGTTGAAGCCTGGAGTGAAGCTTTAGATAGCATTGCTGGTTTGATCACTTCGGGTAATGAACTGCTGGTTACCACAGCTTCTAATACTTACGCTGTTCTTGGACCTGCTGCGAATAGTGTGCTAGTCACTGACGGTTCAAACGTTCCTTCATTATCAATGACACTTCCATTAACCGTTCAGGACAACATCACAAAGCTGGGCGCGATGGCTGAAGCTTTGAACATGAACAGCCACCAGATTAACAATGTGACTGACCCAACTAATCCTCAGGATGCTGCTACTCGTGCTTATGTGGATTCGATATCGGGCGCTTTCTTGCCGTTGATTGGCGGGACGATGTCCGGCGCAATCAATATGGGTAATCACAAAATTACCAATTTGACTGACCCCAGTGCTGCACAAGATGCCGTGACACTTAGTTACTTGAATACAGCCTTAGGCGATTACTTGCCATTATCAGGTGGCACGATGTCAGGTGCTATCAACATGGGTTCGAGCAAGATCACGAACCTGCTTGACCCGACCAATCCACAAGATGCGGCTACAAAGAACTACGTTGATACCGTCGCCACAGGCTTGACCGTACAGCCTTCATGCTACGCTGCTACGACCGCCAACTTAACTGCCACCTACGCCAATGGTGCTTCCGGTATTGGCGCAACCTTGACGAATTCTGGCGCTTTGGCGGCATTCTCAACTGATGGTACATCGCCACCCACTAATGCTCGAATCTTAGTCTGGAGCCAATCAACTACATTCCAGAATGGTATTTATACTCTAACCAATCAGGGTAGTGGAGCAGTGGCATGGGTATTAACCCGCGCTACCGACTACGACCAACCAGCTGAGATTCAGCCAGGCGATTTGGTCATCATAAACAATGGTACGCTTTATTCTGGTACATCCTTCATCGAAACAGCGTCAGTAAGTACTATTGGAACTGACCCCATTCTCTTTAGCCAGTTCACCTTCTCAGCAACCGCTGTCTTGCTGAAAGCGAACAATCTAAGTGATGTCGCCAATACCACGACTGCCTTTAATAACATTTCGCCATTAACCACTAAAGGCGATTTGCTAACTTACAATTCTGGAAATGTCAGGTTGGGTGTTGGTTCAACTGGTCAACTTTTACAAGCAAATTCTGGTGCGGCGACTGGTCTTGCTTATACCACAGCGGTCTATCCTGCCACTACAACCGCTAATCAGATTTTATATTCAAGCTCGACAAATACCATTGTTGGTTTGAGTTCTATCGCTGGTGGCGTTTTAGTAACGAACAATCTAAGTGTGCCGTCATTCCTAGCCAATCCTGGCGTGGCTGGCAAGATGCTGCAATCAGCTAACGCTGCCATACCTGCATGGTCAACTCCAACTTATCCTAGCGCTAGTGGCACAGCCGGTAAGATGATTGTGAGTGATGGTACGAATAACGTTTACTCAACACCAACATTCCCGAATGCTAGTGCGACCGCATTAAAGATTATCGTATCAGATGGCACGAATTGGGTTGCCTCAACACCAACGTATGCTAGTACCTCAGCTGCAAATAAGATCATGATTTCGGATGGCACCAATTGGGTGGCCTCAACTGCAACTTATGCGGCACCTGGTACTGCAGGTAATGTATTAACTTCAGATGGTACTAACTGGGTTTCTTCAGCAGCTACAGGCTCAGGTACAGTTAACACAGGCTTACAAAATCAACTTGCTTACTATGCAGCGAATGGTACTGCAGTTAGCGGATTATCAACTGCAAACAGTGGCGTGTTAGTCACTAGCAGTGGTGGTGTTCCATCAATCAGTTCTACGCTTCCTTCAGGCTTAACCATTCCAGGCTATGCCGCCTCAGGCGCGAATGGTGACATTACTTCAATGACAGGCTTGACTGGTTCAATCGGTCATCCTACTGCCATTGTCAGTAGCACTGGTCTTAAAGTATTAGAATTCAATTACACAGCTAGCGCCGTTAATTATCTTAGCATTTACAATTCTGTAGCCGGTCAGCCAGTACCAATCGATGCTGTAGGTACGGATGCTTCGATTGCATTAGCACTAAGACCAAAAAATGGAAATGTTAAATTACTAGATAACACTAGTACCATTGCCGTTGGTCTGCAATTTTATAATGCTGCAACAACACACTCTGTTACGCTCAAAGCTGCTACTTTGCTTGCTGCTGACCCAACCTTTGTATTACCTGGAGCCGATGGTTCAGCAAACGCGCCGTTAATTACCGATGGTTCAGGTAATCTATCATTTCTGACTGCAGCATGGTCTACCTTTTCACCTACCGTTACATTAGTAGGTGGTTCTGGTAATACAGTACCAACTTACTCAACAGCGGTAGGCAGATATAAGCAAATTGGCAATACTGTCTTTTGTAATATTTATTTAAATAATACATCCGGTGGTACAGCTGGCGCTGGAACGGGAACACTTAATATTG